GATTCAATAGTCTCGCTCTCCAAGTTGGAGTCTTGCAATTGGATGCGAATTTCTTTTTTTGATACACCTCTCCTCAGCTTTGCTTTAATGGTATTAATACGCTCCTCATCCTCGTAGTACTTAGTACCAAAGTTTGTTGTATGCCTATATGCAGAGTCAATGGTTACACCAATCTCTCTTAGCGTAAAGTCCTCCGTAGCAAACTGATTAATAACGTAAGATGCAAGGCTCTTGTTTATACCGAAGTCATTAAATGCCATCGCAAGCACATACGTATTCTGATTACGTTGTCCCTCGTGCATAGGATATTTTTTCTCCCACCACTTTACAAGTATCTCCACAATCTTATTCTCATCCGTGATGGGTATGGTTGCCTTGTCTCTTGTTCTACTCACCTCGGTGTACTCAGGCTCCTCGATGACATCCCAAATACTGCTGTTCTCATTAATCGCAATTAGAGGGTCATACGACTCGTAACACACTCGGCTGAGGTTCTTGCTCGTCTTGTCGAAATAAGCCGAATTAAAGTACTTTTCTAACGAATTGAAGTACATCGTGTGATTCTCTGCATCTGCCGGAATCTTGACCAACACTTTTAAACCATTGCCCGAAGGGGAAATGAATACTGAGAACACATACTTGTTCTTTGATAAGTTCTCCTTGTCGTGCAATAACTCTTTCTGCTTGGTATAGCCATCGAAGTCCAAACATATCAATCCTGAATGCTGTATTATGGATACGTCTGTTCTTTTATTAAATGTACCACTGAAACATATTGCCGGAAGTCCTTTCTTTAATTCTTGTCTCTCAGGTTTACTCTTCTCCAACCTTATTCTTTTCACCAAGTCCTTAGTAGCACCGGCTCCCTCCTTTATTCTCTCGAGTATAACGTGTACGTCTCGGAAGAATGGAGTGTCAGTGTCTCTAATATTTTGGAATATCGTCACATTATGTACCATCTTATGTCGGTTTTATGTCGTTTTAAACTATCTAACTATCTGATTTCTAATACTTATGTCGATTATGTCGATTTTAAGTTCAATTATTAATTTAAAAAAATAATAAAGAATATAAAAACCCCTATACAGAATATAGGGAAAGCACATCGACATTTTCGTCACGGATTAGGGGCAAAAAAAGGGGAAGTTTTCACTCCCCCAATCCTTGTTTCTAAATGGGTGTCAATTCTAAAATGGAAGTTCATCGCCATCTTCGGCATCCTCTACCTTAGGCTCAGCCTTTGGTTTAGGTTCTGACTGAGGCTTCGCCCCACTTTGTGTTGGCTCGTAGGTATCCAACTCAACGTAATGATTGCCACTGCGTGCAGTCTTAATGTTGAGGTTAACCCATCCACCTTTCTCGTGCTGTCTGATGAAGGCTACTCCATCTTCTGCCTTGATTGATAATCGCCCAACTACAAAGTCAGGGGCTTTTTCGTTTCTCTTGAATGAGAATCCGTCTGCAAAGATTTTTTCATCTTGTGCCATAGTGTTTAAATTTATTGTTTGCCTCAGTCTATTTATACCAATCAAAGACCTCTGAGGCTAAGCCTATAATTGGTTGTAGTCAGGACAGGAATCGAACCTGCGTTTGTTTGGGATATAACACCGTAGGTGCACGTCTGCACGAACTTATCCGTTAACGGTTGCGTCTACCACTCCGCCACCTGACTCCCTTGTGTCTTTAAGGACACTTGCTTCGGGGGATGCAATATTATAACAAGTACTCGTCAATGTAGTAGTTAACTATATCATCCGTTGGCTTAGAACTAAAGTATTTATTATACACCTCAATTGCTTTGCCTACTTTGATTTCGCCACCTTTTACAAAGTCTTCCGTTGGTCTAAAGATACCAAGAACTCCCGTGCCTTTGTCAATTACATAGAACACCAATGGCTTACCAAACAACTCCTGATAAATGTAGCACTGAGAATCGTAGTTATACTGCTTCGCTGTGTACTTAAACTTATGAATGTCACTCGTAGTTTTGAGGTCAATCACAGCATTGTCAGTGACAATGTCAGCCTTCCCCTTCCACATCATCCCCTGAATCTCTGCAATAGCCGGAGTCTCGTACTGATTACCTGCTTTGTAAATCTCATCATAGAACGCAATGTTCCCGTTGATAATACTAACAAGGTTTTGAATCTCATCTTGCTCCTTCTTTAACATACAAAATGGTAAGTTATTGGTTTCGCAGAATGCCTTATACTCTTTGGTAGTACGTGTACTTACGTCTACTGATGGCATCCACTTTGCCTTCTCAGGCTCTAATATTAGCTGATGAAAGTATCTGCCATCCATAAATGCTTTGTTATCTTCTCGCTCCTTACCGAAGTCCTGAGGATTGCTAAGCAACACGCCTATATCTGAATTAGATAAATAGTTCTTGCCATACCCATTGTAATACTCGTTGTCATCTCTGAGCAACGTTATAATTTCTGATACTTGATTTTCCATTACGATGCTGTTATTAGGTTAGCAATTTCTTTCTTTAATGTAGGGCTTACCTTGTACTTGCGAGTAATTTGTGCACCAATCTTCTCAATACCTAAAGACTTGTTGGCTGTTACGTACTTGATTACCGCATCCCAATTGTCAGTACCCTTCTTTAAATCAGTCAACCCATCTGCTGTTGCAACTGCTGTCTTCTTAGGAGCCTCAGCCTTATAGTGTGTCTCGCCCTCAGGTAAATCCTCACCGGCATAGATATAAATCCCCAACCCAAACATCGCCAAGTTCTTAACCAAGCAACGCATAATGGTTTTGTTAATGTCGAACGTAGTCGCAGAATCAACTTGCTTGTCGCCATAGCGTGAACTATAACTATACGCTGTCTTCTTCATTGACTTGTTCGCACCATCCATCACCGGTAACCACATCTCAAGCGTCTCGCCTTCGATGGTTACATTAGTGTGGCACATAAACCCAAGAGCATCGTCATACTCAGTCTCTAAGATTTTGTACGTGGCATCAGGACACTCGGTCTTTGTTTTTGACCAAGCCCAAGCCCAAGATAAATAAGTTAGATTGCTTTTCTTTTCAACGTGGTCGTTTACGTTGATGGCGGATAGCCTTTCAAAAACCGGAAGTTTTTTTTCCATTTGATTTGATTTGATTGATTAAGTTCTTTCAGACTAAAGTCTGCAAGTATTTGATTAGATAAAAACCGCCCTCTCCACCTCCTTCACCACTGAGACATAGTCCTTGTCTTCTGCAATCTTCTGCTCAACCGCAGAGATTCCGTGGATAATGGATGAGTGTTTAATGTCATACCCCGCTTCGTTCATATACTTTTGGATATAGGTAACTTGCATAGGTCTCTTTGAACATAGGTAGTACACAAGATGCCTCGCATCTACCAACTCCCTCTTCTTCGACTTAGAAAAGATTTCATCCTTGCTTATTCCAAACAAGTCTGACACCCTTTCTACGTACTGATTGAAAACATCGTGCTTCATAATATAATTTAATTTAAGACAACAAACATACGACAATATGTTCAGATATCGTTCATTTATTTGTTAATTTTTTCCAACAATTTTACCTCGACTTCATCAAGCGAGCGACTGCTGAAACTCTCATCTAAATAAAATACACCTGACTTTAAAACTTGTATGTATGCACCTCCACTATACTGAACCACATCAGTGCAATCGTCAAGCAACTGCTCATTTGGATTCTTTTCAAGGAACACCACTCTTGGTATAAACCTTCCACTCTCAATAAACTTCTCCATCTTTTTTAAATTTAAATTTTTAATAAATTACCCATACACCACCTCACCCATAGTTAGGTATTGGAACACCACATCTGCTGAATCGCCATCACCCTCTTCCTTTATGTGCCTTTCTAATGCCCATCTATTTTCGCTATCTGCAAGCAACTGCAATCTTGCTTGCATAGTGCCACGTGTAATGACGCCTATGACCTCATCTTCCTCTTCAGCATCATTGATAGCCACCTTTACATCGTGGTCTAAAATAGCCTTTAAAATGGCTGTGCTTAAGTACGGGTCTTCCTCTTTAGGAACCGCTTTGCGGATTGCTTTGATTGACTCCTCAGGTAGAAAGTACCAATAGTTACTGCCTCCCTCTAATGCTGTTACGAAAATATCTTCTAAGACTTCTCGCTTTACTCCTTGAATGATTTTGATTTCCATTTGATTATTTGATTTGATTGTTAATTAGATATTGAAATACTTCATCATAGATTTCGTCATACTCATACTGAATGACGCCATTGTAAACCATTACCCCCCTTCTTTCTACCATAGTTATAACTCCGGTATTCTCATACTTCTTGTCAATTACAAGTGCTGTTAGTTCTGATGCCAATTCGTTCAGGTAGAACGTGGCTTTTGGCGTGCCATTAATTACATTTTCCATTAGTTTACTATTTTTTTGATTTCTAAATCGTCACACACATCGTCAATGGCTAAAAATATTTGTTGCATAGTGGCGTCATTGTGCATAGCCCTATCAAGCACCTCATACGCCACCTCATCGCTACAATTGTAGTTCTGAGTGACATCTCCCGTAGTCCATAGGTTATTAACATAATAGCCATTACGCTTGAGCAATTCCCTTGCCACTGAAACATCTTTCGATTGTATCCTTAATCGCTTTACCTCATCCCGAAGAAAGTCGATTTCGATTTGTGCCGTAGCACTCTGTGTCATCTCGTAGTGATTTTTTGACATATTGATTTGATTTGATTAATTAAATAAATTATAAGTACAGCTAAGTACACCAATACAGCTACCGGTACCGATACTATAAAAAAATATAGCATCGACCCTATAAAGTAGATAAGTCCCGTAAAAACTTTTATATTATTTCTCATCTTTCTTGGTTTAAAATGAAATAACATCGAAGTCCTGATACATCTCAATGGTCGCCTTGGGATAAGCATTTTGCAACTCGAAGATATAGTCATCGTTGTCATAAAGAATGTCATTCTCCCTTTCATAGGATACCATTGGCTGAATGATTTTTTTGATTTGCTCCTCATTTAAGGTTGTCATTAGGTAGAAGTCCTCTTCCCCCCACGCACTCGTGTTGATTTTAAATACTTGCATTTTTAGTGGTTTTAATGTTTGTTAAATTTAAGAAATTTTCCGTTTCATCTTTTCAGAATCATCAGTCGGGACAACTCATCCCGATACGGAGGGCAGTGCCATAAGCACCACCCTGAGCCAAGTCTAAGGTCGGAATCGTAAAACCTCAGACTCAGTGAACCACTCATCGCAACCACTACAATGATAATTTGCGAACATATCGTGCTCTAAATCGTGAAAGCAATTGACACATATAGGCTTCTCATTCTCTATGTCAAACTCACAATCATCACACTCCTCATCCAATATACTTGTTAAGAACACACTCTTCGGCTCCTCGTACCCGTAGTTACTGAATATGCTCTCTTGCTTTTTACTCTCCCTCACGTCCTCCTTCTCCCAAAAACTATAAGGCTTTGCCTTCTGCGAATAACTCTTGTGATGCACCTTGCCTCCTGATGTCTCCCTGATATTGAAGTACACCCAACACTTAAGCACACCACCTTTAGTCTTGATGTCTATCTGCTTTCTCTTGTACCAAGTCGGATGACTCTCCAATATGTCAAGCTGTTTAAGTTTTGAATTGCTCACCTTGAACACGTCCACCTCCACATTGTGACCCACTCCACTCTCCTCAATCAGGTAAGGCAGTCCACTGACAACTAAAGGATACTTGTCCTTGGTCTCACCATTAGCCACAAATTTGGACGTACTCAGGTAGCTGTGGTAATTACTATACCCTTTCTTTAAAGTCCCGTAAACAGCAATTAAATTGTCCTCAAGGACATTGTCCTTGCTGTACCATACGCCATCCCTTTGAACCCATAACTCTTTGTTATAAATCTGATACGTTCTGCTGTGCGTGTTAACCGATACGAACCTACACTCATACCCTTCCAACTCTTGCTTCCACTTATGGCGTGGTATCTCGCCCAAGTTCTCTGCCAATACTCTTGAGTCACTCTTCTTGAAGTCACCAAGATTCTTAATCGTTCCGTTCATCATCAGCCACTCTTGTTTGTTGCTACCGCATCTAAATGGATGCGTATTCTCTCTATTGATAGCACCAATGGTGGCGTACCTGAAATGAGCAATAAAGGGTCGCTCAGTGTCCAATAAGCTATACGCAGTAGACTTATGATAACTCACCTCGAACGTGTCCAACCAAATAATTCCCAATCCGTGGGGATTGATTTCTGATGAAGTCTTTGCAACCTCTCGAGGGATTCTCTTGCCCTTCTGCTTGATAATGATTACACACATACGCTAAATTTGTTTGTGGGCAGTGTCCTTGAAGACACAGAACCCTTGTTATTGAACTGATATTGAACGAAGATACGACATAAATTCGACATTGCCAAATTTATTTTAATAATCATCTTCCAATCTTTCCCCCGCATACGATGGGTCGAAGTATCTATCTTTACGATATGGATACTTGTCGCTGTCATAACACCTGTCACACCAATCCCCTGTTCCATACCCGTAGGCATCACATCTACTCTCAACTATTTGCTTTGTGTCCTTAGTGCCACACTCTCTGCACCTTGGAAGATTCTCGTGGCATCTTTCACATAGATTGTCTTCGAACCACATATCGTGGCGTCCTTGTAGGCGTGAACAACTTGAACACTCCCACACATCATTTGGTCTTGTCATTTGCTTTCGGTTTTAGTGTGATAAACTCTGATACCATTCTCCATTGTTACGTCAATAGGATAAACGTCTTTCAATACGTCCAAGTAGTGTTGGTACTCGGTTAATTTCTCACCTTTCAAGTACAATAATCTATCGATTACGTCTTGCAAATACTCCATCCGTTCTTGTGTGTCCATTTGATTTGATTTAGTGAAGGGTTTAAAACCTTCGGTTTAAAATTCCGTTTCGTCCTTTGGGACTCATCAGCCTAAGCATACACTTAGGGACGGAGGCAGTGTCTTTAAAGACACCGCCATACGTATATTTACCGAACCTATGAAAGACAATAATACTCAGATAACTTTTCAACCGCCTTGTCTACATCCTCAGGACGTACAACTATAAAATAGTTAGGTCGGTACACACCATCAGTATCTGACTCCGCCCTTCTTGTTGGTATATTAATATCGTTTAGCAATATCTCAACCGCCCTAAGCCCTGCTTCCAATAACGTATGATACACCGCATACACCGGCTTGCTGTAACCCTCCGGCATCCATTCACTTGTCACATCGAACTCAGGCTCCTGCACATTCTCCTCAGGGACTGACTCAGCACCACCATTCCACGCATCCATCTGCACCCATCCACCATCCCAAGCCCTGCCATTGAGGAACCAATTGCCCCTGACACTCTGAATATGAACACCTGAAAGCCCGTTCAATCTTTCCTTTGTTGTTCTACTCTTCCATCCTGCATTAGTTATCCATAAGCCATCCCTCCTAATTTCTGCTATCTTATTGTTGAATAGCCATAAACTCTCACCATCCGTCCTGCTGTTGTCAATTCGTAGTGAACGGCTATTCTGAAAAGCGTTCACAATGTCTCGTGTTATCTGTCTCATAGTTAATTAGATTTAAAGTGTTCAATTAAAGATTTAAGTAAGGCGTATAACACTATGGTTATCACGCTAATAGCTACAGCCTCTAGGATTGTAATTGTTTGTCCCATTTGATTAGATTTGATTGATTAATAAATTTTGTTCCGCTTGCTCCATAAAGTAGTCGAACTCAAAAATAAGACGCCACTCGTGAAGGGCTTGCTCGTTGGGAAATGTTATCCCGTTGTAGATTACTGATTCCATTTGATTACATTTTTGTGGTTGCTGTTTCGTTCTTTAGAACTCATCAGGGAGGATAATCATCCCCCGACAGCGGAAGTGTCTTTGAAGACACTCCCTCTCGTGATTAATAGTTTCTCACGTATGGTGCAATATCTTGATGCACCTCACCTTTCAGAATGTACGCCCTGAATAACTTTGATAACCTCAACACCTCGTTGGCGTCATCCTCGTTGCCGTTATACATTGAGACAATGATAGGCTTGATTTTCTTAAGCAATCCATCGTGGGAGCCATTTGGCGTTGCTATGCTGTAGTTCACAATCTCGTACATTAGTTCATATCTCCTCATCATTTGCTTAACTGACTGAAAGCGAGACGGAACCCTAAACTCAAGGCATCCACCCTTTACAAGGGCTAATTGGTACTTGTGGTGCCAATTGGTGGACTCGGTTGAATTTTGCATCCTGCTATTGTAACTGCAATAGCTGTTAGTAACACGCTTTTTGAATAGAGCAAGGATAATACCGCAATTTTTACGAATGGCATCCCTCAAGGCATCACCACTCATCCCCTCACACGCTATAGTGATATGACCTCCGCACCTCCTATCAGAAGGGCTAAACCTATCATCGATAATCTTTTCGGCTTTGTGCATCATATCGTAAACCTTTGTACGCCACCCCCCTGCAGGTAACAAAGGGAGCACGTGGGTAACGGCTTCGTAACCGCACGACCCATCACGCTCAAACCCACAAAATAATTCATACTCTCTCACCGCATTACGGCTCAATTGGTTTTTCTCAACCTCAAACCCAATTGTAAATTTAGAGGCATACTCACCGCTCTCAAACTTGATTGCACTACGCTGTTGAGCCGGCTTAAGCCCTGCAATGTCTACAGCGTGTTTGCTTTTGTTTAGAAACAATGGCGAAGGCTTTGAGTGGTAACTTGCCACTTGACCCCTGCGACTTTCTCCTGTTGTTGAATAAATGATTCCGTTCATAGTGGTAAATTTTAAGTGGTTATCTATTTTGTAAACTGAAATTCAATACAGCGATTGCCTCCCTGATTTGCTCATCGCTATTTGTGGTTTTCACTAAGCCATTTGCATCGATTCTTACTGAAACATTACCGCCTTCGCTTTTGTACGTGAAAGTTAAAATGGTTTCAATACGTGTTTCAACTTGTGGCTCACTTTCACTTTCTCCGCTTTCATCGTTCTCACCTTGTCCACCTGCATTGGTGCCTGACTCCACCTGCTTTGCAAACTTTAATAAACCCTCAAGGCTTCTATTTGGTTCCTCACCTTGTGCCTCAACCTCATTGCACTTGACATTGAACGACTCGATAACCTCGGGCTGTAGGCGTCCGGCTTTCACTACTTTGTAGAAAAAACTTTTTTGCCATCCAAAAACTTTTTGCCCAATCTCCTCATTGCTCCAAGCAATACCCTCATCGGTGCAAACTCTTTGCCCTTCCTCCGACTGAAACCAATCTACAGCCGTAGTAACTAACTTACTCAAGGCAAGCGTTTGCTCAAACTTTTTCTTTTTGGCATTGGTGATAGTCCTTTGCACGCTCCTAATTTCGCTCAAATTCAAGCCCTGCTTGACTTGTGGGAGGCTTAGGAAAGCCGTTTCGATTGATAGTAATTGACTCATTTGTTTAAATTTTGATGATTAATTGATTAATTCTTTCACAAATATAGTTTATTACTTTATTCCACCAAATAAATATTTGCTTTTTTTTATTGTTTATACGCAAACCCCTATGAATAAAGGGCTTGAGGCTTCGATAATCCCGTACTATGTTTAAGTTTAATATTAATAGGAGGGGGATAAAGCCTTCTTTCTTAGGGCTTTGTGTCTTCAAAGACACTAACGAAGGGGATGCAGGCAATGGCAAAGGGGATGCAGGCAGGCAGGATGCAGGCAGGTAATGTAAGGCAGGCAGGCAGGCAGGTAGTGGCTAAGCAAAACGCCAAAAATATCGGACGGAAATTTTGAAAGCAGACCCCCACCCCCTAAAAAAAATGTCACTTCCGGTTGACGGCTCGCTCCGCCAAACCGCTATATAGCCCAAACACTAAAACCATCTAATAAATTTCTTATCTTTACCTTGAAATATTTCAAACTTCAAAAAAAATTATTATGAAACTTAGATTACAAGACAGTATCTATCAGCAAAAGAAAGCCGGTCCCGGTTTAGTTATTGAGGATGGTATGTTGATTAACAATCGTCCTAACAGTATGACAGGAATCCAAAAGGCAGCACAGGTTAAAAAGGCTATGCATAATGCCGAGAAGGTAAGTCGTATGGCTGAGGCTGTTTACTTGGGTAACATTCGTTCTGAGATGATGGAAGGTCCTGAGATGGACTAAAGAACTCCTCTTAGGATAGTATCCTTTGACAGACCCAACATTAACGTGTTGGGTTTCTTTTTGCCTATAAATGTCAATATCGACATTTTAGTATAGTTTTTATGTCGATTTTATGTCGATTTTATTTTTTTAACTTATTGATTATTAATACTTTATTCTTTTAATGTCGAAAATGTCGATTTTAAAGAGATTATAGAATAATAAAAATAATAAGAAAGAGTAGTAATATATAGAGAGAAGTATAGGAAAAAAATCCGCATTATCGGCATTTAGATGCTGATAACTGTGTAACTCATTGGTACTAATTAACTTAAGTCAATGTCGTTTTTTTTTAAACCGACATAAAATCGTCATAAATCGACATTTCTATGTTAAAAACCGACATAGACACCGGCATAACATAGAATATCCATCTGACCCTAACGGGTAATTCTCTATCTTGGAATATTAGTCTTCGCCTAATATTAAAATATTTTTCTAAAATAGTGGCTAATATACCATAGGTTGACTATATTTGTACAATAGCACGCATAGCGTGGTATTTATTTAAAATAAATTCAATCAAATGGTAGAAACATCAGGAATTGGGTACTCACCCAAGGATTTGCAGTTCGGAAGTGAAGGAAGAAAGAAACTTATCAGTGGTGTCATCAAGATGTCAAAGGCTGTTAAGTCAACTCTTGGACCAAGTGGTAACACGGTGCTCATTGAGAGTCCACATCACACACACGGCATCACAGTTACTAAGGATGGTGTAACAGTTGCTAAGTCAATTGACTTGATTGACCCATCTGAGAACCTTGCGGTTAAGATGATGAAAGAGGCGGCAGACAAGACAGCTACCGCTGCAGGTGATGGCACGACAACGGCTATTGTTTTGACAGAGGGATTAGTACTTGGTGGTCTTGAGCATATCAAAGATGATATGAACAGAACGGAGGTGCTGAGACATATGGTGGATATAAGCAACAAGGTGGTGGAGAAGTTAAGACGTAAGGCAAAGAAAGTTAGTAGTGCAATGCTATTGGACGTGGCGGCATTATCAGCTAACAATGACAGAGAGATAGGACGCATTATTGCAGAGGTTTATAAGGATGTGGGTAAGACGGGTATTGTAACAGTAGAGAGAAGTCAGACTAATGAGACATATGCAGAGACAACTAAGGGTTTGAAGTTTGACAGAGGGTATTTGAGTTCAATGTTTATCAACGACCAAAAGAAAGACGAGTGTGTCTTTGAAGACACTATGGTTTTGGTATGTGACATTGAGATAGCTAATATACTTCAGATTGAGAACGTGTTGAAACCAATCATTTCAGAAGGAAAGAAACTACTCATCATTTCTCCGTGCAACACTAACGTGGTAAATACGCTTGCAGCAAACTCAGTAAAGGGGAATTTGAAAGTGGTGGCTGTGCCTCCGCCTAACTTTGGCTACAAGCAGCACGAGTTGATGCAAGACATAGCGATTAGTGTAGGTGCAACTTACTATAGTGAGAAAACGGGTGATGACTTAAGCCATATCAACTATGGTGACTTAGGGCACGCAAGTAAGGTGATTGTTGGCAAAGACAAAACTGTTATTATTAGAAGTACAGCTAAAGCTGATGAGAAAATGGTTGACGAAAGGGTTAAGCAGTTATGGGACGCACATAAAGAAGCGACCAAGAAAGGTGACAAAGACTTTTTGTTGGAGAGAATAGCTTCACTTACGGGTGGCATAGGTGTAATATTTGTTGGTGGTCAAACTGACCTTGAGCAGAAAGAGTTGTATGACAGGGTTGATGACGCTGTGTGTGCAGTAAGGTCTGCTTTAGAGGAAGGGATACTACCGGGTGCGGGCAAGGCATTACTTGATGAGAGTGCTGAGATTGGAGGACCAAGTCAAAGTCCTGAGTATGATGCAGCAGTTGCTATTGTTCGCAATGCATTGATGTCTCCATTCCAACAGATATTGGCTAACGCAGGTCTTAAACCAAGTGATGTGTACAAGGACAGCACTCCGGTTGGTTACGGGTACAACCTTAAGACCGGTCAGATGGGTGACCTAATTGAGATGGGTGTTATTGACCCATTAAAAGTTACAAGGTCAGCATTACAAAATGCTGTCAGTGTAGCGGTAACTATTTTAAGCACTAATGCAATCATTACAATGGCTCGTACATACGAGCAACAACAATAAATTATGATAAAATTTAATAATGGGTTAGTAATATTAGGAAACCCCCAAATTACCAAAAATGACTTTGGGGTTAAAATAATAAATGACTTTGGATTAAATTTAGAATTATCAAATAATATTTGGAATATATTAATTCAAAATAAATGAAACCAATAGGCAAATACTTGATTGTTAAAGACGTTCAAGAAAACATTAAGACTGAGTCAGGATTGATTTTGTCAGGTGAGGATACCAATCAGCTACGCTACAAGCGTGGTGTGGTAATAGCCCCCGGCACTGACGTAAGTGTTATTCACGAAGGGGATGAGTTGTACTATGACAAAGCACACAGCTTTACAATGCTGATTGATGACGCTCAATATACCATTATATCCGAGAGGGATGTGGTAGTTGTTATTTAATCATCATCTTTTGTAGCTGTTCGTGCTATTGTCCTTTTTGCTTTTTGGTACTTATTCATTTCCAAAATCATATTACGATAGACTTTATCGTTGTAGGAGACATTTTTTAAAAACATAGGGTTAGATGATAAGCTAGTGGGGATTTCATCCCCATTTAGTTTTCTATAAATGTCGAGTACGACACGGGTAGCCTTGAATGATAGTTGGTATAGGGCTCTGCTCCTAGGTCCACGCCCTTTTCTGAACGTTTCAATCCACCCTTCTTGGTGTAGTCTAACAAATCTATTTACTTCCCAACTTACAAGTTCAGCAAATCTGTCAAAGTCTTTTCTTCCGAAGTAGCTTTCTGAGTAAAGGAACAGGATAATGTCTAAGTCAGCTTGACCTAAGCCGTGTTTTGCTTTCATATAATAACGGATGACCCGCCAAAATTTTAGGTAGTCGCTAGGAGGTGATTTCATTTCATTAAATTTTATTACATTTGTACTGTAAAGTTAATAATTTTAATTTATGGTACAAGGTAAAAAAGCAGAGACCCTGCAAGAAACACTAGATGCTATTACATTTAAGAATGAGCAAGCAAGAAAAATTAAAGCTATTCAAGAAGGTAAAGAAAAGTTAAAAGACAGAATAGGCAGAAACAAAAATACAAAACAAAGTAGCTTTACTCGTATTAAAGGCTTACAAGGATTACAAGGTTTACAATCATTATAAAAAAAATAAAAAACAAAAAAATGGCAAAGTCAACTCCAAACTTACCGGCATCTTCAAGAATGAAAATGCCTTCAGGACCGGTGGCTCCTTCAATTAAAAATGCATTAAAAGCAAAACCATTAGCTATGACAGGTGGTGTTCCTTCTAAAGGACCTATCAAAGGTGCAGGCAAAGGTGCTACTAAGAAAGCAATGTAATTAATTTTTAAAAAAAAAGTTATGGCAAACGGATTAAAAAAATCAAAAGATGAAATTATTCAAGACAACCTTGAAATTTCTGAAGAGGTATTAGCAGAAATTCCTAAGGCGAAAGCCCCAAAGGATGAATATGTTATTCCTGAGATAAAAGAAAAAGACAAACGTCAAGACCCGGGACATTCAAGAAGAGACTTTAGAAACTAATTTCTGTGTGCGTAGCATACAGAATCAGAAACTGTTAAGATATGGCTGATAAGTCAAAAATGCAATGCAACCGTCCTACTGCCTCGGATAGACCGGGGAAGAAGAAGATGGTTAAAGCCTGTTCCAATGGAGAGGAGAAACTCCTCCACTTTGGAGCAAAGGGATATGGGAATAATTATTCTGACGCTGCTCGCAAAAGTTTTAAAGCAAGACATAGTTGCGATACGGCTAAAGATAAATTAACACCAAGGTATTGGGCTTGCAAAAACTTATGGGCAGGTCCGGGTGGTTCAACAACAAGTAATCCTAAGGGTCGTAAAGGAAAATATTAAATCTAATTAAATGGAACAACAAAATAAAAGTAAAGGTCTTGGCGATACCATTGAGAAAATCACAACTGCTACCGGCATTAAGAAGGTAGTAGAAACCGTAGCGAAAGCAACAGGTAAAGATTGTGGCTGCAAGGCACGCAAAGACGCATTAAATAGAGCATTTCCTTATCAAGATAAAAAATAAAAAATATGTCAGTTTTTAAAACAACTTTTTCAAGAGCATTGGCGGTTATCCCTTCGGATAACGCAGTAGTACCTTCTCCGTATCTTATACATACAGGTGCCAATACAAGTGTTGTAACAAATAAATTAATTACCGTTACAGGTGATTTTGTTACTGACAATGTAAAAACAGGTGATGTTGTTTACAATATTTCTGCATCAACAGCAGCAACGGTAGTAACTGTTGATAGTCAAACACAGATTACCTTGAATGCAAACATTTTTCCAACAGGAGGTCAATCATTTAGAATTTACCAACAATCACCTCAAACAGGTCTTGGTAATACGGGTGCTTTCTTATTTATTGGTGGTGCAGGTAATGTTGCAGTTACTACTATTGGTGGTGATGATGTTACATTTAACGCTACTCCAATTGGAACAGTTTTACCTGTACAAGTTTTAAAAGTTAAAGCAACAGGTACAACAGCAACTCTTATTAACGCACTTTGGTAATTCAACTACTATGATGAGCAACCAAGAAAATAGCAGACTTGATATTATGGCAGACGAATTAGAGTCCATTAAGGGCAATATGGCTGAGATGAAAGCTATGCTTAAAGATGTATATACTCTTTTAGCCGGCAACCCAATTGATAAAGATTCAAATGGTTTAATAAGTGAGTTTAAAGAAGTAAAGAAGCAGTTATCTGATGTAAAAACAGAACTGAAAAGATATAAGTCTTACTTCTATGCATTGGTGACATTGGTTGGACTCGGAGCATTAAAAGTTATTACTGAATTTATAGTTAAAAAATAATGGCAAAAGCAACAAGTGGCAATGCTTATATTAGCAAGCCAAAGAAAAGAGGGCTTGCGGCAAAGACACAAACAAGCAAGACCAAGACAAGCAAACTTTATAAGAAACAATATAGAGGTCAAGGACGATAAATAATACAACTATGGCAGTTAAAAACCTAAATCCCGTAACGAGTATAATGGACTTCAAGACATTTGCGAAGAATCCAATTGTAGCTACGTTATTCTTGGTATTGATAGCAATATCATACCTATACATAGACGTTAAGTCTACGTTTAAAGAGCAGATAGTATCTCAAAATGTAAAGGTAGAGAAGTTAGAGGGTAAGGTTGAGATAATGCAAATTACACTTAGAAGGACTGACTCGTCATTAGCAGCAGCTACGTCAAAATTGAGCACGTTAGAGCAATTAGGTAAAATTCAAAACATTAAGTAATGAGATACTTAATCTTTCTTTTTTTAACAGGTTGTACTTTAACCGCTCAACAACAAAATGCTGAGCAGCAGAAAGATGCTGAGTTTAATAAACTAATTGATAATGCAAAACAAAATCAAAGCACTTTTAAAAAAGTACATTCCAAAGCTGAGGCTAAAGAAAAAAGAATTGTTTCTCAAACAATTAATAAAATTGTAACCTTAAAGGAAGAAGTTAAAGACCTTAAAAATGAGATTAGTGAGATTAATGGGATAAAAATTAGGATAGATACGGTGTATATACACGACACCATTCAGATTAAAGAGAAGAAGAGTTTTTGGGGTAAGACTAAAGTTGACACTACAAATAACGAATAAATGAAAAAGATTTTTGTATGGCTTTCAGGATTTTTTTCCTCAGAAAGCGGAACATCAAGCAAGAGATTAGTAGGTATAATTGGTGCGTTTGTGCTATTTTATACTTTGTATGATAACTCAAAGACTACAGGTAATTTTGCTCCGGCAGATTCACTTGTATGGGCAACGTTTGCACTTAGTGCCGTTGCGTTAGGTCTTACAACCATTGAGTCAGTAACAACCCTTGTAAAAGGATTTAAAGGAACAGATACTAAAAAAGAAGAATAATGAAAATCAGCGAACATTTAGATTTGTCTGAGTTAATCAGAAGCGAATCAGCAAAACGTAATGGTATTAGTAATATGCCTACAGATGAGCATATTGCAAATTTTAAGGAATTAGCAGAGAAGGTTTTCGAGCCTATTAGAGCAAATTTTAGATGCCCAATTCACATTTCAAGTGGATACAGGTCTACTGAACTTAATAAGTGTATTGGTGGGTCAGCTACATCTCAGCACTGCAAAGGTCAAGCAATTGACATTGATATGGATGGCACTCCAAATGGAGTAACTAACAAGATGGTCTTTGAATATATCAAAAATAACTTGGAGTTTGACCAATTAATTTGGGAGTTTGGTAGTGAAGAGAACCCTGATTGGGTTCACGTTTCTTATAGTGAAGGTAAAAACAGGGGTCAAATTTTAAAAGCAATTAAATCAAATGGTAAAACATCTTATACTAATATTACTTAGTTTCTTACTATTCTCTTGTGCCTCAAGGAAGGTAGCGGTTACCAAGACACAAGTAGAAACCCATATTGACAGCACGGTTGTCGAAAAGAAGGATAGCGTTTCTGTACAGCAGAACGCTATTTCTATTAAAGAGGACATTGACGAGATTGAGATAGTCCCCATTGATACAGCTAAGCCATTAGTAATTGATGGTAAGCAGTACTTTAATGCTACAGTTAGGCTCAAAAAAACACGAAGACACATAGTAGATTCCTCAAAATCTACTGTATCTAAGTCGTCTGAGAGTACGGTTTCGGTCAAGAAAGACATTAAAGCTAAAGGTTTTGAGAAGAAGGTCGACAAGAAAGCAAACTACTTTGTTTACTTATGGTTACTATTAATTCCAATTGGATGGTGGATATGGAAAAGGTTCATAGTAAAATGGTAATTTTTATTTACTATATTTGTATAAATAAATAAATCAAATCAAATGGCAAATTTAACAGCAGAAGAATTAGACTTTATTAAGACAGGTTCAGCAGAGTACACTAAGATTAAAATAGGTCTTGGTGAACTTGAATTGCAAAAACAAGGGTTAATCAAACAAGCACATAGTATTGTTGAAGCCTTTACCAACAATGAGAAGATTCTTATTGAGAAGTATGGTGCTGATTCAGTAATTAATATGCAAACGGGCGAAGTAACCCAAAAAGAACAAGAAAAAAATGAGTAAAATTAATTCATATAGTGTTGTTGCGTTACCAAAGTTAACAGACAAACTTGTAGGAACAAGCATTGATGGTGTTCCTGCGGATGTCACTTATAATTTTACGTTACAACAGCTATTAAATTTATTTTCCGCAAATTTTAGTGCCTCAACTATTGTAATAGGAAGTGTCCCAATTTATGCAGATAATGCTGCTGCTGTTGCCGGAGGTTTGGCAATAGGAAAAATTTATAGAACAGGAGATGCTCTGAAGATAGTTCACGTTTAAAATTTTATAGCGGATGTCAAAGATTAGTATATACGAAGTTGTCCCTGTACCTAAACTTGCCGACAAGTTAGTAGGTACAAGTGTTGGCGGAGACCCCGAGGATATAACGTATAACTTTACGTTAAGTGAGTTATTGAATTTGTTCATCCCTAATATTCCGGGTAATACTTTACAAGGGGTATTGGACTTTGGCAATACTGCAACTCAAAACATTAATCTTACAGGAATTATTACTACCACTACTTTAAACGTAGGTAGTACCGCTAATATATTAAACAGCAATTTAACGGGTCAAACAAAAATTACAGGCGGTTTATATGATAGGTTAAACTCTATTGGAACTGCAGGGCAGGTGTTAACAAGTACAGGAACTCAAGTAGAGTGGTACACTATTCCAACGGTTATACCTGACTTACAACAAGTGTTGACATCGGGCAATACGGCTGTAAATAATATAATATTAACAGGTAACTTAAGTGCTAACAACGCAGCGTTATTAACATCTACTATTTCTACAAGCCTTACTTTGCTTGGGACAGTAAAAGATGGACTAAGTTCAGTTGGAACGAATAATCAAGTATTATCTTCAAATGTAACAGGAGTTAGATGGATAAATTTACCTGTTTATAGTGCTACGTCACCTTTATTATACAATTCAGGTACAGGCGTATTTAGCATTCAACAAGCAAATGCTTCTCAGAATGGATACTTATCTTCTGCAGATTGGATAACATTTGATGGCAAGCAAACTGCCATAAGTTTAACAACAACAGGAAATAGTGGAGCATCAACTCTTGTTGGGTCTACAATCAATGTTCCTAACTACACATTATCAGGACTTGGTGGGGTTCCGCAAACAAGAACGCTTACAATTAACGGTGTTACTTACAATTTATCAGCAGACAGGACGTGGACGCTTGCTACAGGTGTTTCATCTGTATCAGCGACAACTCCTTTGTTTTCAACAGGAGGCGTTAATCCTGACATATCAATACAAAAAGCTGATAGTGCTTTAGATGGTTATCTATCAAGTGCTGATTGGTTGACATTTAATAGCAAACAACCGGCAGGTAATTACATTACCTCATTAACAGGTGAGGCAACAGGGGCAGGACCGGGAGCAACAGCGGTTACGCTTAGTACAACAGCCGTTACAGGCAAACTACTTACAGGATTAAACTTAGCGGCAGGCGGAACTATATCTGCAACAGATAGTATTTTAATTGCTTTTGGTAAAACCCAAAATCAAATTTCAGCATTAGTAGGTGGCGTTATTTTTAAAGGAACTTGGAATGCAAGTACAAATACACCTACTTTAGTAAGTAGTGTAGGTGTACAGGGAAATTATTATATTGTAAGTGTGGCAGGTAATACCAACTTAAATGGTATTACTGATTGGCAGGTAGGTGATTGGGCTATATTTAATGGTACAGTTTGGGATAAAGTTGATAATACTGACGCTGTTAGTTCAGTTAATGGATTTACAGGAGCGGTAAACCTTACAACAGACAACATCCCTGAGGGAAGCACAAATCTATATTATACAAATACAAGAGCAAGAACGGCACTTTCATTTGTAGCGGGTAGCGGAGCGTATAATAATACAACAGGGGTAATTACAATACCTACAAACAATAATCAAATTACTAATGGGTCTAATTACATAACCTTAGCATCGCTAAGTGCAGTATCTCCATTAAGTTATATCAATACAACGGGTGTATTTAGCATATCTCAATCTACTACTTCAACTGACGGTTACTTGAGTTCAATAGATTGGAACACGTTCAATAACAAGCAGGCTACAATAACTTTAACTACTACGGGTACGAGTGGAGCGGCTACATTTGTTAGTAATACCTTAAACATTCCTCAATATCAGTCAGTCTTAACTAACCCAATAACAGGAACAGGTACAAGTGGACAGGTAGCTTACTTTAATGGTACATCAAGTTTAACAAGTTCTGCAACATTTGCTTTTACTCCTACATCACAACTATTAGTTAATAATAGTGTAACGGCTGCATCTGCAATAGCAAGAGGTACTAACCTTACTCCTACATTAACGGCTGCTGCTAATGGTGATGTTCTTGTAGGATTAGATATTAATCCAACTTTTAATGTTGGAGCATTTACAGGATATTTGCAATATGGTTTAAGAGTAAGAGCAAATACAAATCAATTAAATACAAATGATTATGTTGCAATATTTGAAAATACTAATGCTGTATATGGCAATGGTATTCGTATAATTGGAGGTGGTGATAAATCAGCAATTAGATTATTATTAAGTACTGCTAATAATGATGGAACTGATGTTTTTAGAGTTAGAGCTAATGGCTCAATATCAGTAGGTACAGGAAACAATAATAATAATGGCACAATAATAGATAATAACTCTATTAGTTTAGGTGGTTATCAAACTATAGCTAATAGCGGTTCAGTAGGAATTGTATTCTCTCCATTTTCTGCGGCTAATGCGGTAACATTTAGGCAATCAGGTAATGTACTAATTGGGACAACCACAGATGCAGGTTTCCGTCTTGACGTTAATGGTACTGCAAGAGTACAAAGTTTCACAACAATAAATGCTGCACCTGCGGTAAATGGTTCTGCAGCTTTGTTGGTACAATCTACAACAAATAATAGCGTATCAGCATTATTATATGGTATAGATAATAATAGTACCATTACAACAATAAATTCATCAAGTAGTTACATAGGTATTAATTCAAGAAATGCAATTGGAGCATCATTGGTTCAAGCTACTTCAGTACAAGGGGCTTTAAACATTTCGGCAGGAACTACAACCGCTGCAATTGGTTATTCCGTAAATAGTGCAGTAATAGGAACAGGTGCAGCAACATTATTTATTGGTTATAACTTTGAAAATGTTTTTACAAGTGGTAGTGGTGCAGTAACAAGACAAATTGGTATAAGAATAAATAACTTAACAACAGGAAGTGCTGCAAATGTTGGTATATTATTTAACAACTCTGCGGGTACATCTGTTAATGGAACTTGGGATATTTATGCTCAATCAGGCAATAACTCTTACTTTGCAGGTTCATTGGGGATAGGTACAACAAGTTTAGCAGGAATAACTTTAAACATTGCAAAGAACTTAACAGGTGCAACTGCAAGTACACAAGTATTTGCCCAACCTACAATACAATCGGATGTAACAGGAACTGCTATTATTTATAATGCATTCCCATCAACACAAGCTGCTGCATTTACGATAAATAACCTTTATTATTATCAAGCAAATCAAGCAACTATTGGTGCTGCAAGTGCGATTAATACTCAAGTAGGATTTAGGGTAGCGTCATCATTAACAGGTGCTACAAATAACTTTGCATTTAGAAGTGAATTAGCTGCTGCAACAAATGTTTGGAATCTTTATATGGGTGGTACTGCTAACAACTACTTTGCAGGTTCATTGGGAATAGGTACAACAAGTGTTGATACTACTATGCTTAGAATATCAAGGGCTTTTACATCTACCCTTGCTACATCAATATTTTTAGATAGCCAAGTATCTTCTACAAATGCATCCGCAAATTATATAGTAACTAGTGCTAATACAGAAGCTGCTACATTTACTACACAAATTAGACATATTAGTTTAACACAAGGTACATTCGGAGCAGGTAGTACAGTAACATCCCAATTTGGTATAATTGTTGGAGATTTAACAGGTGCTACAAATAACTACGGATTCTTTGGTAATATATCTGCTGCTACAAATCGTTGGAATCTTTATATGGGTGGAACTGCTAACAACTTTATGGCAGGTTCATTAGGTATCGGTGCAACAAGTTTAGTAGGTAGAAGTTTATCTGTTACAAAAAACATTACAGGAGCAGTAACATCTTATGGAATAATATCTAACGGACAAATACAATCAGACGCAACAAGCTCTGTAAGATTATTTAACTCAGTTGCAAACACAGTTGCAGCATCATTTACGCTTTCAAGTTTAGTACATTATTATACTGAACAAGTAACTTTTGGGGCAGGTTCAACAGTTACAAATCAATATGGTTTTTATGCAGAATCAAACTTAACAGGTGCAACTAACAACTATGGCTTTTTTGGCAATATCCCAAGTGGTACTAACAGATGGAATTTGTATATGGCAGGAACGGCTAACAACTATTTAGCAGGTTCATTGGGGATAGGTAGTACAAGTTTTGGTGCTAAATTACAAGTTAATAATGCTGCAACTGTTGGTACAGGTTCTACCGCAATGAGTGCAATCAATCCAATAATTTTTGTTGATAATGGTAATGCTGCAAATGGTTCTATTGTTATCAAATCACACTCAGTAGGTGCAGGAAATGTTGTAGGTGCTTTAAGATTTGCATCTTCACCTGATGGTGCTAATTATAACTATGCAGGTATTGAGGCTTTGTCAAGTGCAAGTAGTGTTGTTGAAACACTTTCTTTTAAAATACCATCTTCTAATGGTGCTGCTGCAACATCTAATGAAATAGCAAGAATTGATATTAATGGATTATTAATTGGAACGCAAACAACTATTGTTGGAACTTCTTTAGTTGTTGGTAAAATGACAGGTAGTACTGTTAGTAGAGGTATTTTATCAAGTGGTACAATTCAATCAAATGTTACATCACAAGCAAGATATTTTAATTCTGCTGCTTCTACTGCTGCTGCTTCATTTACTTTAACAAGTTTATTTCATTATTATGCAGAACAAGGAACGATTGGTGCAGGTTCAGTAGTTACAAATCAATATGGATATGTAGCAGAATCTAATCTTACAGGTGCAACTAACAACTATGGCTTTTTTGGTTCTATTCCAAGTGGTACTAACAGGTGGAACTTATATATGGCAGGAACTGCTGCAAATTATATGGCAGGGGTACTAAACATAGGTACAACAACTTTATCAGGATATACTTTAGATGTTAATGGTACTGCAAGGGTGCAGGGGGTAATTACAGGTAGCGTAAGTGGTGGTACTTTAACATTAGGGACTGCAAGTACAAATACTACTGCTATTTCTATTTCAGGGTTTTTCCAAAATACAGGAGCAATTTCTATAACTAATTCAAATTCGCGTGGATTTACTAATGAAATAAATCTACAAGGTAATGGTTATATAACTAGATACAATGGTAATTCATCATCTGTCACTGAAGGAAATACTTATTATGGTGCTTTCGGAAATATAAATATTACCGCAGGCACTATTGATATGAACGGATTTTATTTTTTCCCAACAATAGTAAGTGAAACAGGTGCTACTATAAAAGCATTTAATAGTGGGTTATCTGCTGCTTCAAATCGTTGGAACTTATATATGCAAGGTACTGCTGCCAATTATATGGCAGGACAAGTTGCAATTGGTTCAACAACTTTAAATGCAAGTGCCGCTTTACAAGTAACATCTACTACTCAAGGCTTCCTACCACCAAGAATGACCACAACACAAAGAACAGCAATAGCGACACCTGCAACAGGATTGATTGTTTATCAAACAGATGGAGTTGAAGGATTATGGTTGAATACAAGCACAGGATGGAGAGAGTTGACAGTTGTTTAAAATAAAATAATTAACTTTGGAGTATGCCGAATATAGCAAACATATCGAACAACATTTTAACGGATAGTGGGGTAGCTACAAGTTCTTTACAGCCAACTATTACTTTAACAACTACCGGGACAAGTGGTGCTTCTACATTAATATCAAATACCTTAAATATTCCTAATTACGGGAGTGCATTAACCGGCTATGTTCCTACATCAAGGCAGTTATCTATAAATGGAACTGCATATGATTTAAGTGCAGATAGAACTTGGAGTGTTGGTACAGTTACATCGGTAGCTGCATTGACATTAGGAACGACAGGGACTGATTTAAGTTCAACTGTAGCAACAGGAACAACAACTCCTGTAATTACATTGAACGTTCCAACAGCAAGTGCTGCTAATCGTGGTGCATTGAGTGCTGCTGATTGGTCAACATTTAATACTAAGGTAGGTGGTGTAACAGCGACAACCCCTTTATTTTCAAGTGGAGGGTCTACGCCAAATCTTACAATTCAACAGTCAAGTGGTAGTCAGGCAGGATATTTAAGTTCAACTGATTGGACTACTTTTAATAATAAACAAGCAGCGGGTAACTATATTACAAGTTTAACGGGTGAGGCTACGGCAACAGGTCCCGGTGCTGCGGCAGTGACTTTGAACAATGCATCAGTAACAGGAAAGGTTCTTACCGGTGTTAATATTACAGGCGGAACAATTCTTTCAACTGATAGTATTCTTACAGGATTTGGTAAGTTGCAAAACCAAGTAAACGGACTTATTGGTGGGTCAATATATCAAGGAACGTGGAACGCAGCTACTAACACGCCTACATTAACAAGTTCAGTTGGAACACAAGGGTATTACTACATTGTTTCAGTGGCGGGTACTACAAATCTTAATGGAATAACAGATTGGTTTGTGGGTGATTGGGCAATATTTAATGGTGGTGTATGGCAGCAGGTAGATAATACTGACGCTGTAGTAAGTGTAAACGGACAGACAGGTGCTGTTAGTTTGACTACTGACAATATTTCGGAAGGAGTCACAAATTTATATTATACAGATACACGTGCACGTGCGGCATTGTCATTTGCAGCAGGTAGTGGTGCTTATAATAGCACTACAGGTGTTATCACTATACCAACTAATACAAGTCAGTTAACCAATGGTGCTAACTTTATTACGTTAGCTTCATTAAGTGGAACGGCTCCTATTGTGTATAGCAATACGACAGGTGCTATTAGTATTACTCAGGCAGGAACTGCAAGCAATGGGTATTTAAGCAGTACTGATTGGAATACATTTAACAACAAGCAAGCAGCATTAACTAATCCGGTTCTTGCAAGTGGTAGTTGGACTTCAAACTATATTCCTAAAATTAATGGCACATATACTTTAACAAATAGTTTATTGTATGATGGAGGAAGTAGCATTGGAGTAAATACCAATGCTCCATATGACTCAACTCAATTTAAGTTAGACATAAATGGAGGTTTACTTATAAAGAATGCATCAGGAGTTCCTGCACAACTTGTTTTAATTAATGGTAATCCCGCAACAGGAGGGGATAATGCATTTATTGTTCATTCTGTTGGTGGAATTTTTACTGCTAATTGGGCACAGCTTCAAACATATTATGGTGCATCAGTAGCTTCAGGAGCATTAAGATTACAACCAACTGCAGGTCAGATTTTAATTGGTTCAACTACAGCATCAGCATTTAAAGTTGATATTACAGGAACTCTTAAAGCATCAGGTCAACTTACTTTGGGTTCAACTATTACTAATGGTACTTATACATATACTCTTCCGGGAGCAACAGGAACATTAGCTTTAACAAGTCAATTAACGGGAGGCACGGTAACTTCAGTTGCGGCTTTAACTATTGGAACAACAGGTACAGACTTATCAAGCACAGTTGCTAATAGCACTACAACTCCTGTTATTACTTTAAATGTTCCAACGGCATCAGCTACAAATAGAGGTGCATTGAGTGCTGCAGATTGGACCACATTTAATAATAAGCAGGCAGCATTGACTAATCCTGTAACAGGTACAGGAACTACTAATTATATATCTAAATTTACAGGTACAAGCACAATAGGTAACAGTATAATATTTGACAATGGAAGTGCAGTAGGAGTTAATACAAATACTCCAACATATTTATTTAATGTTAACCAAGCAGCAGATGTTTGGCACGCTGCATTTGGTGATGTAACTACTACAGGACAAATGTTAAGAATTGGTGGTAATGCATCAAGCGGTGCTACTAAATATTCTACTCTTGGTGCATACATAAATAATTCAGGAAACACAGGTACGTTATTAGTTTTACAAAGAGATGGGGGTAATGTAATTATAGGAGGCAGTAGTACTGTATCTGATTCAGGAGATTTGTTTCAAGTAAAAGGTAATGTACAAATAAGAAATAATTACAATGGACTAACTAGAATTAATATTGTAAACACAACAGCAGGAGCAAGTTCTTATGTTGAAACATCATATACTACTGATGCAGCAGGTAATGCTTCAATAGGAAAGTATAGCACAACAACAACTGCCTATAAATTTATTTCTGCAAGTAGTAGTTATATATATAATGGTGGTTCAGGAAATTTAGCAATAATTAATGACTTTGCAACAGGTGCAATTTTATTAGGAGCAGGAGGTTCAAGTACTGCTCATTTAACAATTACAAGTGGGGGGTTGGTTGGTATAGGAGTTGCACCAACTCAATCAGCAGCATTAACTTTTGCAGATTCTTTAGCACAAAAAATATTATTTAATAACAATGCTAATAATTATAGAATTGATTTAGCTTCTGCAGTTGCAGGTGGTGATGCAATGATGAAATTTATAGCAGGTTCTACAGGTGCAGGGGAGGTTGGATTTTATACTACTACTAATTTGAGAATGCTTATTACAAGTGGAGGAAATGTAATTATAGGAACTACTAACACATCAACAGGACATAGACTAACTGTTTATTCAGCAACTGAAACTGCTCAGATTAGAGCAGCGGGTGCTGCTCCTGCAATTTTGTTTACAAATACTGATACCAATACAAACAGCTATTCAGGTTATGTAGGTATAGTAACGGCAGCTAATAATTTTATGGCAGGCACTGCTGCAGGTGATATGGTGGTTCAAAACTATTCAGGTTATCCAATATTATTTGGAATAGGGAATGTTATAAAAATGCGAATAGAAGCGTCAGGACAACTTGTATTGACCTCAACTATTAGTAATGGTACTTATACTTATACTTTACCGGGTGCAACAGGAACATTAGCCTTAACGAGTGATATTCCTTCGTTAACAGGATATGTAACATTGGCTACTGCTCAAACAATTACAGGTGCAAAAACTATTTCTAAAGAGGCAGGTTCTTATGGTGGCACAGTACAATCATTTTTAATTGATGGTGCAGGAGGTAATGGTGCTATAACTATAAATTCAAATGGTGCTACTTCGCAATACGCTTATTTAAACTTTGCACAAAACGGAGTTACAAAATTTGAAGTAGGTACTGAAGGTGCTGCAACAAATAACGGCAGTCTTTATTTTAATCATAATATACAAGTAGGTTCTACAGGTGCTGCATTTTATCTTAAAAAAAGTAATGGATATGTAGGTATTAATCAAACAGACCCTTCTTATCAATTACATGTAAACACTAGTGCTAATGAAGGGATATTTTTAAAAGGTTCAGGTGCAGGTGTTTGGATGAACATACAAACAACAGGAAAATTATGGTCAATAGGGGCACAAACTGATGGATTTGGTGTTTATCAAAGAACAGATAGTACTTATGCATTATTTATAAGAGATAATGGTTTTATGTCAATAGGTAATGCAACTACTGCAACTTATAAATTTAATGTATATACTGATACAGATGTATGGCACATGGCAGTAGGAGGTTCAACAGGTCAATTAAGAATAGGTGGTCAAACAGGTACAGGAGCAGTAATACAAGCATATACACCTGCCGGAGTAACTAGAAATCTTTATATACAAAGAGATGGTGGTAATGTATCAATAGGTACTTCTACTGATACCAATCATAGATTAACGGTAAATAGTTCCACTGCAGCAGGTCAAGTTAGAATTACGGGGACAGCACCTACTGTTTATTTTACAAATACATTAACTGACCCTGCAACCTATGTAGGTTTAGTAGGATTAGCAACTCAAACTAATAACTTTTTTACAGGAACGGCAGCAGGTGATTTTGTAATGTATAATTCGGCTAGTGGATATAAATTATTTGTTGTAAATTATAGCGGAGGTGTTTACTTAACAAGTGGTGCAACATCTTGGACTGCTAACTCGGATATTAGACTTAAAAATATAAATAGTCATATTGATAACGCAGTTGAAAAATTATCTACCTTGCAGACTATTAATTTCTCATACAAAAATGACAAGTTTAAAAAACAAAACCTTGGTTTAATAGCACAAGAAGTAGAAAAGATATTCCCTGAACTAATTGATAAAAATAATGAAGGAATGTTAGGGGTAAGATATACGGAATTAGTGCCTGTATTAATCAAAGCAATTCAAGAACTTAAATTAGAAATAGAAACTTTAAAAAATAAATAAAATGAAAGAAATTCAACCCGTAACAATGTGGAATGGGGTAGAAGGAATCTACTTAAATGCTTGGGGCACCAATGTAACCCTGAACATAAGTGCAGTATTTAGTTATAATATCCTAAATGCTAGTCAAGAAAGATTAGTAGAGGGAGAGTTGATTATGACAGGCGAAGCATATACTCAATGGACTGTTGACCAATACGCTTGGGATTGGATAGCCGAACAATTAAACCTTACAATTATAGGCGACTATGTTCCACCTGTTATTGAGGAGGTAAAATCAAGTAGTATTTAAATAATAAAATAAAATAAAATGGCAAAAACAATTGAACCAATTTCTTCTTGGCAAAATGGAGAAGAAAAGCAAGCAACAGTATTTGTATTAACGTCATCATACGATAACTTATCTACAACTGCAAATTTTCAGTATCAGCTAAACGAGCCTTTACCAAACCCTGCTCCTACCTATCCTGTGTATAATACTTTGGTGAATGGTTCATTAACCATATCAGGACAAGATTACTTGGATTGGGATGCTGCTACAGATGCAAACGAATGGGCATATACTTGGGCTGCAACGCAATTAAAACTTGTAATTATTCCTGATGAAACTATTGCATAGTTCAATAAATATTCATTACTTTTACATAACTATGTATAAGCATAGTTATATTAACTAAATCAAATCAAATGAAGTACAAAGACCTAAACATTCTAGTGGCGTCAATTAATGCCGTTATTGGTGGTCAAGAGACCAAAATTCAAAAAAAGTTATTTAAGTTGTATGAGAAGGTAAAGCCTTTTCACGAAGAGTATAACAAGCAACGTGATGAACTACGCTTGGATAATGCTGCAACTGACGATAAAAATGTCCTTTTAACAGATGAAAAAGGAGAGTATAAGTTCAACAAAGAAGGTGTTAAGAAGTTAACCAAAGACGTTGAGGCTTTAAATGAAAAAGAATTTGAGTTTAAGCCTATTGAAGTTATTAACACCAACGGATTAGAAAAGTTCACATTCTTAAAAGATTGGACTACAGGTATTGAGTTTATTGAAGAAGAAGAGGAGGAACTATAATGGATATTCGTAAAATATCAATAGGACCTGATTACAAAGGCGGTGCTATGCACTATATTGTAGGTCAGAAAATCCTTGGCGATACTAACGAAATTCATCTTATCAGGCTTAACCCTGAGAAAGAATCTATCCAAATCTTTATTATAAATGAGAAGGCGGAGGTGGTGCTTTGGAAAGAGTTCACCTCCACCATTCCCATATCCATTGAATATAACATCAATATCTAATGCAGTCTCCATTCTACTTCATAGCTAAACCTGTGAATGGAAGAAGGTATGACAATACAAAAGAGATAGGAGGCGTTGACTTTATTGTCAGCACCTCCGAGGAAGACCATAAGTTTTCTAATCGATTTGCAGAGGTCGTTGAACTTCCATTGGGTTACAAAGGTCCCATCAGGGCAGGTGACACCTTACTTGTGCACCATAACGTATTCAAGTTTTATAATGATATGCGAGGTAGGCAAAAAAGCGGTAAGTCATTCTTTAAAGACGACCTATTTTTTATCGAGACCGAACAGTTCTATATGTATAAGCACGACTCCACGTGGAACGCTTACGACAGATACTGCTTTATCAAACCCGTACCTGCAACTGAAAGCTATATTAAGAAGCCATTCTCAGAAGAACCCTTAATGGGAATAATGAAGTACCCTAACGAGTACTTACTTGAGCGTGGTATAAAAGCAGGAGATATGGTATGCTTTTCCCCTGATAGCGAATACGAGTTTACAGTAGATGAAGAGAAGTTATATAGGATGTACGACCACCAAATAACAATCAAATTATGAATCTAATCACATTCGACAACATTATTAAAGACCCTTTATCTTATGTATCAGATATACACTTGCACGAATTTCAAGACGTGGCAGACGGGGAGCACACTTTCAGAAACATTCAGCCAAGGGATAGTAACGATGAGTTTGCCTTATACGTCACTAATTTATTTCTTGGTTACAAGGTAGACTTAAACTTTATTCGTAAGTCACCACTCCATCAAGAAGAGCCAAATTTTGTACATACAGATGAGATGATGGGTGATATTACCTGTCTTTTGTATTTAAACGAGCAGGCACCCGAGGATGACGGGACTACTATCTACGATGAGGACAAGAAGCCATTACTTACAATGTACTCTAAGTTTAATCGTATGATAGCCTTTAATGCAGAGGCTCCACATTCACGCAATATTTTTGATAACTTTGGAGAAGCAGAAACTGCAAGGTTGGTACAGATAATTTTCTTAAAAGCTAAGTAATGAGAGACACTAAAGAAATAAAATTACGCATTATTGAAGCGGGGTATAAAGCTGTTAGTCATCTTATAAAGGTAGCTGAGGAAGATATTATTAATACTGAGTCAGATACAGATGTGTCTGCAGATAAGATGAAGAACGCAGCGGCAGCTAAGAAATTAGCCATATTTGATGCGTTTGAGATATTAAGTAGAATAGAAACAGAGAAAGAAAATTTGGATTCCGCAGACAGAGGAATAAGTAAAACAGATACAAAACAAGGATTTGCAGAAAGAAGGTCAAAGCAATAGTTTATGCCGTATAGTTGAAAGTCATATACCGGCTTCCGTCATCTCTAATAAAAATAGAGTGAGGTCGTGGTTGTATGGTTATAATCCTCAGTACGATGTTATTGTTATCTCAAAGACCGGACAGATAGGGCAGGTAGTAGAGATAGAGGGATTATTTATTGCTCTTCCTGCTATACCCGATAAGTGTCTTCAAAGACACTCCACTAAAGCTGAACAGTATTGGGAGCGTCACGACCTTCCCCGTGAGTTAGCTAAAATTCAATCCATATTTCAATGGAACGAAAAGCCAAAAGAATTTAAAGACCGTTGGGTTGATTATATTGAAAAAGAATTTGACTACAGGGAACAGGGATATTGGTTTATGAACAATGGTGTCAAAACCTACATAACCGGTTCTCATTATATGTACCTGCAGTGGTCAAGTATTGACATAGGCTATCCTGATTTTCGGGAAGCGAATAGAATATATTGGATATTTTGGGAAGCCTGCCGTGCAGACCCGAGGTCATTTGGTATGATATACCTAAAGATTAGACGTTCGGGATTCTCATTTATGTCATCTTCAGAGTGCGTTAACATAGGTACGCTCGCACGTGACGCACGTATAGGTATCTTATCTAAGACGGGTGCCGATGCTAAAAAGATGTTCACAGATAAGGTTGTCCCCATTAATAGTCGACTTCCTTTCTTTTTTAAGCCAATAATGGATGGTATGGACAAGCCAAAGACTGAGTTGGCATTTAGGGTTCCTGCATCTAAGATTACTAAAAAGAATATGTACGAAGCCAACGACAATGAGATTGACGGATTAGATACATCAATAGATTGGAAGAATACGGAAGACAACTCCTATGATGGAGAGAAGCTACTCTTCTTGGCTCACGATGAGTCAGCCAAGTGGACTAAGCCTGTAAACATTAAAGAGAATTGGCGTGTAACTAAAACGTGTCTTAGGTTAGGTAGTAAAATTATTGGTAAGTGTATGATGGGTTCAACCTCAAACGCATTATCAAAAGGGGGACAGAACTACAAAGATATTTACGAAGATTCAAATGTAAAGGTTCGTAACGCCAACGGACAGACTAAAAGTGGCTTATATGCCCTATTTGTACCTATGGAGTGGAATATGGAAGGATTCATTGATAGATATGGTCATCCTGTATTTCGCAAGCCTGTTGAGGCTGTAATGGGTGTGGATAACAATTGGATTATAAATGGAGCCATTGATTATTGGGAAGCGGAGGTAGACTCGTTAAAGAGTGATGCTGATGCATTGAACGAATTTTATCGTCAGTTCCCACGCACAGAGTCTCACGCTTTCAGAGATGAGAGCAAGCAGGCTTTATTTAATTTAACCAAATTATATCAACAGATTGACTATAACGACTCAATGATTAAGGGACAATACCTTACTCGTGGGTTATTCTCGTGGAAAGATGGTATAAAAGATACTCAGGTAATATGGACGCCTGATACTCGTGGTAGATTTAATATTGCTTGGGCACCGCCTAAGCATATGCAGAATAATATTCACATACGCAATGGAATTAAATATCCCGGTAACGAGCATCTTGGTTCATTTGGTTGTGACTCCTATGACATCTCAGCCGTAGTTGGTGGACGTGGTTCTAATGGTGCATTGCACGGTATGACTAAGTTTCATATGGATGACGCTCCTGTTAATCAATTTTTTTTAGAATATATTGCTCGTCCACAAACAGCAGAAATATTTTTTGAAGAAGTGTTAATGGCTTGCATATTCTACGGAATGCCTATCTTAGTGGAGAATAACAAACCAAGACTTTTATACCATATAAAAAATAGAGGATACCGAGGTTTCTCTGTTAATAGACCGGATAAGCAAATGGCTAAGTTAACAAAGACTGAGCGTGAGTTAGGAGGTATTCCAAACTCATCAGAAGATGTAAAACAAGCACACGCTTCTGCAATCGAGTCTTACATTGAGAAATTTGTAGGATTAGATTTAGAAGCAAAATATAGAGACCCTGAGGAGATGGGCACAATGCCATTTACAAGAACACTTGAGGATTGGGCGAGGTTTGATATAAACGACAGAACAAAATTTGATGCGTCTATTAGTTCGGGATTATGTATAATGGCAAATCAAAAGCACTTATATATGCCGGAGAAAAAAGAATCAAATTTAATTATTAACTTTGCTAAGTACAAAAACGATGGAACAACAAGTCAATTAGTTAGATAGATGGCGTGTTTATATAGACATATAAGAAAAGACATTCAAATGCCATTTTATATTGGCATTGGATTAGATACAAAAAGGGCGTATTCTAAGACACATAGAAATGCCTATTGGAAGTCAATAGTTGGTAAAACAGACTATGAAGTAGAGGTTTTATTTGATGAAATAGATTATGAATATGCAAAAATTAAAGAAAAAGAATTTATTGCATTATATAAAAGAAGAAAAGATGGCGGAATATTGTGTAATTTGACTTTAGGTGGGGATGGTGTTTTAGGTATAGTTCACAGTGAAGAAGCAAGAGAAAAAATGGGTGCTCCTAACAAAGGAAAAACTATTTCTGAATGGCATAAAAAAAGAATATCAGAGTTTTGGAAAGGAAAACCAACTCCTGAAAAAACAAAGAAAAAGATGTCTGAAAGTGCGTTAGGACAAAAAAACCATATGTATGGAATTAAAGCATCTGAAGAGACAAAACAAAAAATGAGTATTTCTGCTAAAAAAGGAGAAGATAGCAAACTTTCAAAATTAACAGAATCAAATGTATTAGAAATAAGAGATTTATATAAAAAAGAAATTAGTTCACGTAAATTAGCAAAAATGTTTAATGTGCAAAAAAGTTGCATATTATCTATTATTCATAAAAAAACTTGGAAACACATATAGAGTATGAAGAATGTAACAGTACAAATAAATGCAACCTCGTTTCCGAGTCAAATGGCTACAGATGCTGAGAGGGCGTCTGATGAATTTGGATTACAAGTTGCTCAAAGTATACAGTTTGAGTGGTTCCGTAAAGATGGTAACTCTTGTAGGTACTATAGCCAATGGAGAGATTTCCGTAGGTTAAGGCTATATGCAAGAGGTGAACAGCCTATTGGTAAATATAAAAATGAGTTAGCTGTTGATGGCGATTTGTCTTATTTAAATTTAGATTGGACTCCTGTTCCTATTATTCCAAAGTTTGTTGACATTGTTGTTAATGGAATGTCTGATAGGCTTTTTAAAGTTAAGGCGTATGCACAAGATGCAATGTCTCAAGCTAAAAGAAGTAAGTATCAGGATATGGTTGAGTCTCAGATGGTATCAAAAGATATTTTAACAACGATAAAAGAGAAGACAGGTGTTGATACATTTATGATGGACCCTGAGCAACTTCCTGAAACAGATGAAGAGTTGTCGTTGTATATGCAGCTTAAGTTTAAGCCTGCTATTGAGATTGCAGAAGAGGAAGCAATCAATACTATTTTTGACGAGAATCATTATGATGATTTAAGAAAAAGACTTGACTATGATGCAACAGTAATTGGTATTGAGGTTGCAAAACACGAATTTTTACAAGGTACAGGCGTTCAGATTTCATATGTTGACCCTGCTAATATTGTTTATAGTTATACTGAAGACCCATTCTTTAAAGATTGTTTTTATTGGGGTGAGATTAAAACACTTCCAATAGGTGAGTTAATGAAGATTGACCAATCTTTAACTAGAGAAGATTTACAAGAAATTACACAATACAGCCAAGCGTGGTATGATTATTATAACGTATCACAGTTTTCCGAAAACAGTATGTTTAATCGTGATACTTGTACTTTATTATATTTTAATTATAAGACCACTAAAAAAGTAGTTTACAAAAAGAAAACTTTAGAGGGTGGCGGTTCTCGTATTATTGAGAAAGATGAAACTTTTAATCCTCCTACCGAAATGATGGAGGAAGGTAATTTTGAGAAGATAGAGAAGACTATTGACGTTTGGTATGAAGGTATTATGGTAATGGGTACCAATATCTTATTGCAGTGGAAACTTTCTGAGAATATGGTTCGCCCTAAGTCAGCATCTCAGCACGCACTACCAAACTATGTAGCTTGTGCTCCACGTATGTACAAGGGAGTTATTGAGTCGTTATGTAGAAGGATGATACCATTTGCTGATTTGATTCAAATCACACATTTAAAATTACAACAAGTTATTGCTCGTACAGTTCCGGATGGCGTCTTTATTGATGCTGATGGTCTAAACGAGATTGACCTAGGTACGGGTA